CGTTGGTAATCCATGTGATGTTCAATGTATTTACTTACTTCATTAATGTTTTGTAATAAATCAGACTCTGTCCCGTCATATGTGTAAACAACATTGGCTTCATCATTAAATAAGTAATTTATGTTTCCCTGTAGATCTGTATCTGTTTCAAATTCGTTTACTTTTAACATTTGTTCCCTCCTATAATCCTAGAGATTTTATTGTGTCAACTTTCGAACTGACATTTGTGCGTTTTCTAACCGGTCTGTAGAATCGTTCTACTGAATAACGCAACGAATCGATACAATGATTGTATGTATCTACTGGTTCATTGGTATATTCACCTGTATCTTTGTCCTTTTGCCATGTGTAGTTGTCAAACTCTTCAATAGTCTTGAAACAACGTTCATCAACAATGATTTCAAATTGCATTAAGAATTGTAACCCTTGTACAACCGAGCCCTTCCCTTTTTTGGTTGGTAAAATCCTTTTAAGCCCTAGATTCCTTAATTCAGCTATACTTTTTTGTTCTGCACTATCTGCTGTAATTTCTTCTTTAGCATAACCAAGTTGCTTTATGACATTAGCTATTTCATCATTCAGCATACCTTGTTTAACATACTCTTCAATGATGTATAACTTCTTTTTCTTTACATCTATTTTAGAATGTATAAAAGCACTAGGATCATTAACGTAGCCAAAGTCCAATCCAAAATAAGAAGGTAAATGTCTTAACTCATCTTTATTTATTAAACGTTTTTCATACTTAGGGAAAACCAATTTGTCTAGTGTAGCAAATTCACCTAACGCATAAATTTTGTAATATGCTGGATTACGATTTGCTAACAACTCTAAGTTTTGTCGTGTCATTTCATCAAGAAACTTATTATCTCGATAACTAGATTGTCTAATCATGACATTTTCCATTGGTTCACCATGTTCAAAGAAATACTTATAAACCCAATTCAGTTTAGATACTGGGTTAAACATCAAAAATATTTGCTTATTCACGTGTTTACGCTCCCTCAAACGCAACGTTAATTGCGTGTAATCATTTAGTGTGAATTCAGACGCTTCTTCCATGACTATGTCTGATATGCCTTTTATCGACTTTATTTTCTCTGGGTTATCTAATCCTTTAAACAAAAAAACTGCGCCGTTTGGCAATTCAACTTTGTTATCAGTCTTATTCCAAAGGCACATGTCCCAAATACCGAAGTTTATCAAACAATCTTTGACATCTTCGAATAAACTATCTTTAATTGTTGATTGGACTTTTCTAAGCCATAGTATACGCCTAGGATATTTCCAGTCTTGCAATGCTTTGAGTACAACTTTTTGTATAACGCCGTGAGACTTACCGCTCGAACCTCCACCGTAATGTACTTCAGTGAAGTTATCGTAATTGGTTAGTATTTCGAATATGTTTCTATTGAAAACATTAGACGGTTTGTTAAAGTTTAATTTAACTTTCGTCATCGTACTCACCAATATTAATCTCAATATTCTTCTGAGTAATTTCTTTTTTATCGATATACGCACCATGTACTTTTAGTATGTGGTCAATAGATCTCTGACGCTCTTCAAAAGTTGGTGTGATTGTGTAAGTAACCTCTTTTTCCACTTCATCGTTTAAATGGTCATATTTCTTACTGTAAGCCTCTTGAGGTTCTCCTCTAGCAATAGAAGCAGATAACGCTAAAGCTTCTGTAATACTCATTAAACGCTCTTCTTGTATCTGTTCTAATCGTTCTTTAATATATTCCGAAACATTAACATTTCTTAACAATCGACTTGCTAAAGACTCTGCTGTTTTCTTACTATAACCTGCTGTAATTGCTGCTTTTTTACCATTACATCCATTCATTATATATTCATCTGCGAATCTCTTTTGTTTTTCGTTCATTTCATTTACCACCAACTCTCGCGCTATACGCTTTTTAAAATTAAAAAAGGATTGGCTATAATCAGCCAACCCACATAGATCCTTTATTCCTAATTGCGATAAGGGAAACGCAGTAAGATAGTCAATATCCTACACTATCATAATATCTCATTTTAGGTATCAAAAACTGCCACTTTACTGCCAATTTCACTCTTCCCCTAACTCTTCCGCCAATCTAGATATGATTTTCCTTTTGATTCTATGAGCAGTTCTATCAGAAATGTGTATGTCATCACAAACTTTCACTAATTCCTTTTTATTAAAATAATACTCTTGAATGAATTCGCGTTCTTTCCTACTTGATGTGTTGATTATACGTTCAATAGCGCTCTTAAACTCAAGGATTTTACCTCTTCGTATACTACAAAGATAATTAGTTACTGCCATTTCTGTTTTCGATGTATTAGACGGTACAAACTCCCCGCCTATATTTGTATCTGTTGGAATCCATGGTGTCATTATTTCACTTCTTAAATCTTCGAGTTGCTTATGATAATTAGGATAATCACACAACTCATCTTCTAACTTTCGAACTGTTGATAATTTTAATCCATATTTCTTTTTAGTCATGAATACCCTCCATACAAATATTTTTAATCTTCAAAATGTCTCAATCTACTTCTTAATATCTCTATCTCCCGCTCTTTAACTTTCACATCGCCTTTTAACTGTTCAGCTTGCAACATCATACCAAACAATAAGATGACTAGTAATATAATTGCTATGACTAACCACATCATCTACTCTGACACCTCCGCCCTCATCAAATCAGACTGATCGCTCAACTTTGCGAAGTCACTCGGCGCCTCTACATCATCATTAGCCGTCGTCATAATATATACTTTCTCAGTTACATACTTACCTAGCTCATACATCGCTAGTAAGAATAATAGTCTTAATATTTGTTTAATCATTATTTATCTACCTTCTTTACTTCGTATAAGACCGGATATAAATTTAAAAAGTGTATTCTATAACCAATCGTTTTAACTTCTACTTTGTCGCCTACTTTTAACCTAGCTTGTATGTCTGCGCTATCAAATTTCTTTTTGAATAGTAAGTCAGAGTTTTCGATGACTTGCTTGTTGTCTAACACAATATAGAACTTGTCTTCTTTATCTTGTCTCTTGTTATATTTATCTGTAATTGTCCCTTGATGTACTTCTTTGTTTTGGTAACTAGCCACTGTATAGATAGGCGATATGACAACAAGCATCAGTGCGATTACGCCGAATAATCGCAGTATTCCAACAATAAAGATATCGAACCAATCCATATTTTTAAGTTTTTTAATCATCATTGTCATCTCCAGTATCAATTAAACTAGGCATCATTCTTAACATAGCCCTTAATTCATGTTCATTCATATTAGCCATCATAGGACTGTAAAATTCACTGTCTTTATCATTAATTTCTTTAATGAAATCATCTTCAATCTTAGCTTTTTCTTCAGGTGTTTTATTTTTATATTTTTTGATTATTTCAGTGTACTTTTCCGGGAATTTCATTTTAGGAATATTAATCATCGTCTGCCTCCTCAACATTGATCCCAACTATATAACCTTTGTTCAATACAAGTTCTCTGCCATAATCTTTTTCTATCGTTAAATAGTCATCATCATTTCTAAAATTGTCCAAAACAAATACTATTTCGTTAAATAATTCATCTTCATGTAATATCAAACTACTACCGTCATGTAATAAAATTCTCAGCTGATTCATTTCCCACGCTCCTCAATAAGTGTGATTGATTCAATCGTATCTGTTTTAATATACGTTGGTTGCTTGATTATAGTACTTGCGTAAATATAACCATTAAAACTCGTCATTCTTTCAACATATTTTTCAAAAGGTTCAGCTGTTTTTACAAAATAAACTCCACCTGAAATAGTTTTAATTTTAACATCCGTCATTTCCCACACTCCCTTATATTTTCAAACAACTGACCTAATTTAATAATTGCATCCCTTTTAACTTGTGCCTCGTACTTCTCTTTCGCTTCTTCTTTACTCTCCGCCTCAACAACTGTAAACGTCTGATTGCTATTAGCTTTAGTTATGTGTGTATGCTTGCGTCCTGTTGAATCTTTGAATGTTGTGACTAAGTATTGTGTCACTTCCCCAAAACCTCCTTGACTCGATCTAAGATGTCTTTACACGTATCCTTTTCCTGCGTCTGCTGTTCCATCTTGTCTTTCGTGGTTCCTTTTCATTTTCTTTTTGTATGCGTCAATGAGTTGATCGATAGTGTAGTAGTTGTTCGCTAATGCAAACGGTAAAAATAAGTTGCTACTATATGGACTTTCATACATTTCATCTATAGTTGACATAAATTCATCTACTACATCACTATCGTTAAAATCGATTTCAACTCGTTCTATATAGTCGTTAAAATCTCCGTCATCTAAATAACCCAAAATTTCTTCCATGTTATCTGCTTGTTGATTAGCAATACTCAATCCAAACGCTAACATGTCTGCTAACTCGTCTAGCTGTACGTCTAACGGTTTACCTGGTTTCTTCTTCCAATTCTTGAACGTTTCCAATGTGTTAAACCATTCAAAGAATTCAACCACATACGCAATCTTGCTATCTCGTAAATTTAGTGTTGGTATTCTATCGTCAAAGTCCTTTTGTATTTGTAATAACTCTTGTAACTGATCAATTGTTAATGTGTTAGTCATTTTCCTGCTCCTCCTCATATTTATAGACCACTTGCCCCGTCATAATCCCTACTGCTTCATCAAGACCAATATCTTCTTTGAGTGCATCTTGCATAGCATTAGGTAAACCCTCAAGTATTTCATCAAACGCTTGTGCTTTCTTATACACGTCCTCAATCTCTTTTAGCAATCCCTCTGTGTCATTACCGTTATACGCACTAGCACTTATAACTGACTGTTCAATTTGTTCGCGGTTATTCATTAGTGTCATCCTCCATAAAAATTTTATTGTTTAATTTCATTCCAAATTTAACTCTTTCATCATCGTTGCCGAATTCGTTTATTAAATCTTTTTCAACACTCTTGCAATACCTATCCCATGCGCTCGCTTTCTTCTCCAGATCTTTGTTGCGCTCTCTTAACTTAGCTATATCTCCAATAAGCTCATCACGTTGCTTCTTGTACTCTTCACGATCTTTTAATGCTTTGTGAAGTTTATCTAATAACTTGTTAAAGTTAGTACAAAGATTTTTATATTGTTCATCTGATAAGGTGAACGTCATCTCATAACCTCCAATAGCATCTCATTTTCAAAAATATTTCCAACAATTTCAATAATATCGTCATTTTCACTTAGTAATTCAGTTACATTGCTAAAAGTTATATAAAAGGCTCCTTCTTTAAACTCGATAAAACTTACTTCTCTCGAATAACAATCTTGAACAATATCCCCTTCATAAATCTCCACACCGTGCACATCTTTAAATCCTGTGTATTGTAATAGTTTTACTTCATTGAAACTTTTATAACCTGTTGAAATCAAAATGTACCCACTATTAAAATCGATTTCGTCAATAATACTCATAACTTTTTTATCTTTATCCCAAGCTTTAAATTTCAACATCATTCTACCAACTCCCCATCTTTCCAGATTAACGTCATCGTCATGTCATCGTTTAAGATATAGAATGCTTTAGTAGGAAAAATATTGTCGTCTTCAAAACGTTCGTTCAAACTGATACCTTTGTGTAATGCGGATTTATAGACTCCTTCTTGAATCTCATATACCTCTAACAACCTATCAAACTTAGTCTCTTCCGTTACTTCTTTTTCAATATCAACTATGAAGGGGATATCAATTGGAATAAAACTTGACGTCGAACACTTATTTGTATTTGGATGAAAACGAACGAATCCATCACTAAATCCTGTTGAAAAAAATATTTTTCCTTGTGATAGATCCGGATTTTCTCGCGCCCATTTAATTAATTCATCTAATCTCATTTCTTTTTTAACTTTGATTTTCATTGTTATATCTCCTCTTGAACAGTAAATTTATCGTTAATTGATACATATCCAGTCACATTACATAAGATGCTATCAACATGAAAAGTCACAAAACAGTTGCGCTCAACATCATTTGAATAGAATCTTTTATTACCTGATAACTTGGGGTTATCCCAAGCCCATTGGATAAGTTCAGGTAAATTCACTTCTTTTTCAATTTTGATTTTCATCATTTCCAACTCCTTAAAATAAAGTTAGTTGCTTCTGTTCCTCATATTCCAAACCATGTTGCTTTATATATTTTTCAACCTCTTCCGCTGTATCAAATGTCTTTTTCACGCCTTGTCAACCTGGTACGATATGCCCGTGAAAGTAATAAGTGTCATTTAATACATGGATATGTGCCACTCGCTCGTTATTCTGATACAGATATCTCTTAGAACCGAAAAATTGGTTTAAGTATTCTTTACGTGCGCTATCTGTCATGTCCATTACTCCCACAAATCAAATGCTCTATCGACATAAAACTTCGCTTTCGCCATATCCTCATGACCATTCTTTAACGGTGCTCTAGACAAGTATTTAATTGCATTACCTATTGCGAATGCTAATTGTGGTGGGTACTGTGCCGTAACTTGTTCAATAAAATCTATAATTTCAATGTCGCCGTATGTGTAATGTGCTGGTTGCTTAACATTGTCTTGCATTTCATTCATATCTACTTTTCTGTTACTGATTATGCTCATTATGCTTCACTCCATTTCTTGAACATTTGGTTATAAGTGACATCGAACCAGTACGGATCACGTGAATGTTTTTGAGGTACATTAAACAAATGTGGCTTCTTTCTTCTTAGCTCAGCTTCTTTACGTCGTTGCCTAGCCATTTCACGCTCTCGCTCCAAAGTTTTTGTTATTTGTATTTCTCTATAGTCGTTTAGCTTCATGCCGAAAGGTGCATCAATTGCTTCCGACATCTCCCAACCCTTCGCAACTCTGTTTCTAACTATTTCGGGCGTGAGTCCTTTCTTTTTCATCTGCTCATTTTCATATTCAGTGTATTTAGAAGGGGGTTTTTCTTGTGGTGGCGCAATAAGCGCATCGCCCGTTAGCCCTTTTGCTACCCTGTAATTAATTAGTCCTTTGCTTAGGTTGTACTTTTTAACTATTTCGCTAACAGTCATCATTTTGCCGTCAACCTTTACTTTCTTAGGCTTTACTACATTTTGTATTAAATCTTTCCCCCTCGCCCCTCTGTCGTACCTAGTAATCAATGTCGATACTTTGATGTCGTATTTATCCGATACATCAATAAGCGTCATCAATTTACCGTCTATTCTCACTTTCGTTTTTATGCCCGCCATTTATTCCACCTCTACATTTACATTTCTAATTTTTAAATTGTCATACTCTAGTATTTCGCCAGGATTGTTATATAAGTAATCTGCCAGTGCATCTTTTTCATCATCCACATCATCAAAATGCTGATATTCAACTTCGGTAGGTATTCTTATATCAATCGTTGCATTTATATATGCTTGTTGTTGCATTAAATCACTTCATTTCTCTTTTTCTTTTACGTCTGACTTTCACTAAGTCCTCATATACCATCCATTCTTGACCTGTGTATTTAGGCGCTTTACATATCCACGTTAAATTCACATCTCTATACTGATATCTGAATATCTTCGCTTTGATGTTGGCAACTTCGGTCGCCTTACCTTTAACGTCTACAACTTCAACCAGTTTCCCTTCCTTCCACAAAGAGAAATCGGCTATATACGTAATCGGTCTTTGTTTCCCGAATTTAGGTTGTAATTCAAATTTCGGTTGTATTTCGATACGATCATAGTTAGTGCCATTCATATTACTTTCTAAATATTGGTAATATTCGCACTCTACTTTGCTATCAAATACAATTCCTTTGTACTCAACTTTCTTAGCGTTGTATTTACTCATTGTGCCACCTCTAAATATCAAATATCGTTGCTTGTAATCCTAGCTCTTGCTCATATAAAAGCCCGTGAGCACTTTTGAATCGTTTTAGGTCACTTTCAGTCATGATTTTCTTTTCGTCGCTGAAATGGGCTCCTGTGAGCGAATAAACTTCATTTACGTTGTCTTTATACTTGATGACCTTAATATCTTCCGTGCCATCTTCTCGGTATAAGTAATATTTTTCTTTCGGCATTTTTAACACTCCTTAATATTCGACGACAGCGGGGCGTGTGTGACGTTCTGCAAGTTTTTGGATAAATAGGTCATATAACTTGTTTTCGTCTCCCTGTGCCTCGTCTATGAGTTTCTGAGCGTACACATCTGAACACTCAAGTTTAGTTTTTAAAAATTCTTTGGTAATCATAGTTTTAAACCTCTAGTCCTGTAATCTTGACCGTCCATCTTGATAAGCGTTGTGTTGCTCATGATTCTGCTGAATATACGTTGTAAGTCTTTGTTTTTTGTCATTTCTTTCTCGTCTAAGTTGGTAGTAAAGATATTGTGTTTGCCTATTCTACTTTCGATAAGCTCAAACATCTTACTAGTAGCGAATTCGTTCATGTTGATACCGTAGTCATCGAATACCATTAAATCGACATCACTTATAATTTGAGCCAATTCCTGTTCAGTCATAGCAGTTTGGTTGTTATAAGTGTTTTTAATTGTTGATATCAATTGAGGTACGTTCATATATAGCACTGTGTAGCCTTTAGCTTTAACTGATTTAACAATACTCATTGATAAGTGTGATTTACCTGTACCAAATGAGCCTTGAATTAGTAGCGATTGTTTATTGTCTAACGTGAAATTGTTTGCGTAACGTTCGCATAAGTTTTTTGCATAGACTAGTTGTTCATTAGTCGGATTGTAATTATCAAACGTTGCTTTCGTTAGATCTTCGTTCATTATCGATTGTTTGAATATGCGTTCTGCTTTTCTTCGTCTATTTCTCTTGTGATAGTTTTCAGTTGATTGTTTGGCGTACTCTATCATTTCGCAGTCACAACCATGTTTGAATTCTGAACCGTCATCAAATTTGTAATAGTCATACTTTCGTCCACAGTTCTCACATTTCAAATCAAACGCTTGTTCAATGATTTGTTTTTTTAAAGTTGGTTTCTTTGCTAAGTTCTGGAATGACTCCACTTTCTCACTCCTTTAAAACGGTAAATTTTCTATACTTGATTGCGATGCACGCTGGAACGCATCGACATATTGGTTATTTACTTCTGCTTTAATCTCTTCGCTATAATCATTCATATAGCTTTCGTTAGTTAAGAACGTTTTAGGGTACTTTTGATATTGTTTGTCTGTAATAGTTTTTAAATATTCTCGAGTACCTTGCATGATTTGCTCAAAAGAATGTTTCTTTAAGCATGATTTGAATTTAGTAAAAGACATCTTCTTATCTTTCTTCTTGTCGTAAAGTTTCCACCATTCCTCAAATTGCTCATGCGTAACGTCAGTTGCGCTATTATTATTAATACTTGTATTATTTAATCTTGTAATATTAATACTTGTATTATTCTCTTTGACATTTGCGTCAATAGGGGTATTGACAGAATTATCAATAGGGGTATTGATTTTTGCGTCAATAGGTATTGACGATTGCGTCAAGGGGTACATCTTCCTTTGTTTAACTTCATTACCTTCTTTGATAATTTCAATTTTTAAATAACCAAACTTGGTAAGGTTTGAAATTCTACGAGATATAGTTTCTTTAACAACGTTGTATAAAGTTGCAAAGTAACCATTACTTGCTGTGCAGTATCCGTACTTGTTACTTAAAGACGTTATTTCTGCAAAAAGTAGTTTTTCACCGTCAGTAAGTCGGTTATCGTATCTGACATTTGCTGTTATTATTGAGTAGTAACTTGGTTGATCAGTCATATTGATTCTCCTTTCTGGTATAATTTTGTTATCGCTACTGCGTTAGATTGGGGGTGAATAAAATATGGAAAAACCTTATATGTTAACATATGATTTAAACTCACCCGGACAAAAATATGAGGAATTGAGAAATGTTATAAAAAAGGAAATTTCTAATGGTCATTGCAATTATTGGAAATCTTCATTTTTATTCCGTTCTTCTTTATCAACTTCAGAAATGATAGAAAAGTTGAAACCTTATCTCGATTCTGGAGATAAGCTGTTTGTTACAGAAATAGTCAATAACAAACAAGGGTGGTTAACAAAAGAACAATGGGATTTTATCAACCATAATATTTTTATTTAGGTTCTTTTATTGAATCTTTTGTTATATCAGGAAAACCTTTAGAATCCTCAGGGGTAAATTTTTTAATTTTTTTAGCGCTTCTAATCTCTTCCGCCAAGATGACGATTAGGAGTGCTATTTTTATTATTCTTAGTCTATTCATTCCTTTTTCTCTCCTTTCAGCATTTTATTGAGCCTCTCATCAACTTTTATCCACGAGTCATGCAAGTGGTATTTATCATTAAACGACTTAACGCCAATCGCATGTTGCTCGTTATGATGTTCGCGACATAACGCTAATACATGTTTGTCATAGTGATTCATCTTATTTCTGTTCATGCCTCTACCGACTGCTTCATAATGCGCTAGGTCTGCGTGAGGCTTTCCACAAATTACACAGTTGCGGTTGATTGTATCCCAATACAATAGTGCTTTATCTTCACTTAACAACTTGCTTGTTTCTATGCTCATAGGTATTTGATGATGAAACATAAACGCTATAATCAGTTCTATTAACTCCCTTGCAACTTTCATAGAACAGTCGCGCAGACTGATTTCTTCATAACCTTTCATAATTTCCAATTCTGTTTGTAATAATTTTCTAGTTGATTCCACCGGTTCTCCCCAGTGAAGTTCTATATCTCTACACATTGCGAATATTTTTTTGCGTTGTTCTATAGATAGTTTTTTATTATCCAGAACCTCTACTTCTGCTTTTAGTGGATATCCGTTTTCTAGTAAGTCAATGTGACTTTGTTCAAGTTCAACACCAGTAGCAACGACGGAATAAGTACCGTCATTGTCTTTCTGGTATCTTGTAATGTATTGCATTTAAACCACGTCCTAGAACGGTAAATCATCATCATTGATTTCTATTGGACCATTAGCATTAGCGAATGGGTTTGATTGTTGACTCATAGGTGTCTGTTTACCATTTGCTTGCTGTTCTTTTTGTTTCATCTCATCAGTTTTAGGTTCTGGTTTATTAACTACTTCATCGTCTTTATTCCAAACTTTTACATATGAGAGTCTTACAAAATACTTGCCTTGTTCCTCGTTAAATTTATTTTTAAGTACAATAGTTCCGATTTTGTTAATTAATTGATCTGTGTCAAAAGTTAAATCTGGTAAGTTCAATTTAATTCCTAATCTACTAAGTAACTCGATATATTGTTTTTCTTGATAATCTTGTTGGAATGGTGGGACGAATTGGTTGTGTTTGTATTGTTTACCTTCGTTGTTTTCAAAAACAATCGTGAAGTATCTGTTTCCTCTGTCGTTAAACTCGACATTTGCAACTTTTACTGTAAATTCTCCAGCTCCTAAAAAGTCCCCACCTTTCATGAATGCCTCTTGATTAGTTTCTTGAATGTATTGTGTTCTACCAGTGATTTTCATAATTTTTATACCGTCCTTTTAATTAATTTTTAATTACCATTTCTAATTGCTTGTACAACATCGTTAATACTTGGATTAATGAAACGTTTGTTGTTAATTTTGATGTTGTTTGAGTGTCTTATCTTTGTCTCGAATAAATTTGATGGTTCAGCGTTAAGTACATATTGATAAGTTTTTTCGCCGTCTTGCTCATGTTCTTCTATTGTCATTCTTGCTAACACGTCAGATTGACTGATGACTGCTTTTTTTATTTGGTCTTGTGCCTCTATCGTGATTGTTGGATTGATAGTACTTCCCTCATCATCTTTGTCTTTGTTAATGCCCTCGTGTCCGCTTATAGCAAGATGAAATTGATAATGTTCTTGTAATTTAGAAATATAACGATAAATACTTACAATGCGTGTAGCACACTCGCCCCAATCATTAAATGTCGGTTTCTTTGATTTACCGTCCATGATGTCGTCCATAGTGATATCACGTAACTTTTGGATTGTTTCAATCACTACAACATCAATTTGTTTTCCGTTTTCTCTTAGTTGTTCAATAATTTTAGGCAGCATTTTAATCACTGCACTAAAATGCTTATAATTCTTAATCTGCACAACTGCCCCATCTTCTGTTACCGTTGTTCCGTCCTCATTTATATCTAGTACTAAGGCATTGTTATCTTTTGTTAAAAACGTAGTTTTACCAGCACCGAACTTGCCGTATATCGCAAATTTATAAAACTTGTTTGCATTTTGTTTGCTGATGTCTTTTACACCTAGTTGCGTTAAAATATCGACATCTTGATTAGTTTTTTCAGTCATCTATTCTCCCACCTTTACCGTGTATGACGTTGGTTTCTCCACAATGCTAGCACCCTCTAAAACTTCGCCGTTTGCGTCAATCAATGTGCCGTTTTCAGTTACATTGAAATCTTTCTTAATGTCTGATTGGCTAAGTTTTTTAGTTACTTTTACATAGTTGTCAAAACCTCGTTGCTCAAGTTGTTTAATGACTTCTTGCTCATTGCTAACTTGAATGACTTTTGAACCTTTTCTGGCTGTCACTTTTCCGTAAGGTGTATTCAACTTGAATTTGCTATCTTGTTCTTTTTGTATTCTGTAATATTCAATTACAAGGCTTTGTAAATATTCTTTGCCACTCTGTAATTTTTCTACTTCTTTATCTTTCCATTCGTTTATGCGTTCAATTTCTTTATTTGCTAAATCGTTGATTTCATTCTCTTTAGTTGTGATTGCATCCAGTTTCTTAAAAACCCAGTTAGCACTGTCTAGATCAGTTACTTTGAATCGGTCGTCTTGTTCGAATGTTTCTAATTCTCTCTCTTGTAAATCATTCACTTTTCATACCTCCTACCATTTCATGACTAAGTTAATTAGTCTGTCCTGTTCGTCTGTGTGTTCTTCAATCCATTCATCTATTGCTTGGTTAAATAAGTCTGATGCCATATCTAAGTCGTTCTCATCTACGACATAAGCATGTTTAATTGGTATGTTGTTCATATCTTTAATTTGTATTGATATGCCCATATGACCTTTTAAAATGGATAGCTTAAAATCGAATCCGTTAACATGAATATTTTTGCGTATGATTTCGCCTATTTCGTAATACATCTTGACTTCCTCCGTTTTTCGTTTTATATTGAACACGAATTAATTTTGTTAATCGTTTGTCACTGTTACTTGTTGGCGCAAGTAGCAGTTTTTTTATTCTTCATAAAAGTATTCCTTATAAAATATGAATGTCCCTATACTTGCGAATCCTGCAATTGACCACGCTGTAGTGAAGTATAGAAACGGCATGAGTACAATTGCTAAGACTGTGAAGCATAATACTGCTAATAGATAGCTTTTATATGTGTCACTCATTTTCTTTTTTCTCCTCTTTGGTTGTTTCATCGTTTATCAAACCTTGCATTTCCATTAATTTTTGAGGTATACCAGCTTTTAACTGGATTTCGTATAACATTTGTTGAATGTGTGGTGGCACTTCTACCATTCCTTTCGTGTATAATTTAGTTATCTCCTAGTGAAAGGAGGTGATAAGTATGGAATTTAATGATTTTCAAAATTTCTTTGGTGAACTTAGTAATCAAGCCGAAAAAGAATTCGGTGGTGACAGTGACTTTTTTAGAGATAGAATAAATAAGTTGAAAGAAGATGCTCCTGAAAACGTATCTTACGAAATTATTTATTCAATAGCTTTATACGAAAGCTTAAAAGCTCAACAAGATATGAAAATTTTGAATACAGTTAAATATCTTTTAAATCGTGACTAGCAATATCCAACAATGATTTGCTCTGAGCATTATTAATTTTTGGATAATCAAAATTTCTAAGTTTAAATCTTGTGTTTTTCTCAATCTTCCAAACCTTCCAAGTCGCAACTGCCATTGTGATGAGGAAGGTTGTTTTGTATAGTGTGTTCATTTGTTTATGCTCCTTTCGTGTATAATGTTGTTTAAGAGGTGCATTGCTCGGGTTATAGTACTTTAAATTCAACACCGTCTATTTGAACGAACAGATTATCTAAATCAGGGATTTGTTTTTTATATAAACCAAATCTTGATTTAATATCTTTTAATAAATAGAGATTCAAATCTCCAATTGATAATAGTTGTCTATTACCTGCTTCGTCATAGTAGTAATAAATGACTTTTTTGTTTTGATCTTCCATTTGCTGCGCCCTCCTGTTAAGCAGTTACGTTAGCTTCATAACCGAATTCAGTCATGATTTCATGTATTTTCAATCTACCTTTTTGTGTCCATCTAGTTTGTAAAACTGTGTCTTCTCTACCGTCAGAGCGTACAATTGGTATAGTGTCTGATTCTGTGTAACTCTTGCCCATGTGTTCTGAGTAAAGCACCCACTGTTTATTCACTTTTCGTTGTAATCTAGCTTCGTGTAGTAGTTTGTTTAACTTTTGTGCTGATATACCGTAGTCTGCCGCGATTTGAGTTGTAGCTAATGTTCCAGTTGACTTTAAGATTTCATCTACATAGTCTGCTTTGGGTTTTAGCTCTCCAATTTCTTGTTGTAAAAGTAAGTTTTGCTCTTTTTCTTTCTTATACTCAGTCAACACTGTAATGATGTAGTCTGGATCTT